GCCATCAAAGCAAATAGCCAAAGTATTCGAAAGTTACTTTGGTTCACGTATTAGTTTTGACCAACTTACTCGTGGCCAAACCAAACAGATGCTGACTCGTGTGCGCGGAGTATTGGGTGAGCATCGTGCCACCGCTGCACGCCACACCAGCGAACGTGACCCAAAATACTTGCAATTGGTAATGATGGAGCAAGCTCTATCCAGCCGCTTGCACGAAGAGAATTTGCCAATTGCACCTGCTGGTACTGCACCTGTTGCTGGCGCTGCTGCACAGCCCAAGCCTGCTGCACCCGGCACTGCTGCCAAGGATCCCAAAGTTGATGCTGCAATTAAAAAATCTGCTGCTGGACAAACACTCAACCCCGAAGAACAAAAACTCGTGGCCGGCGCTGCTATGATGGCCGCCGAAAGCCGTTTGCGCCGCGCAATGAAACGCCTAAACGAAAGCGAAGTTCAGCAAGCTCAAGTTGTGCTGGCTGCACAAGACATGGTGGACAAAATGCAAGGCATGCTGGAAGATGTTACAGAATTACAATTCAAAGAACTGCCAGCTCTGGTGGATTCAATCAAGAATCAAGTGGGCATAGAACAAGCTCAACAATTCAATACCGATGCCACTGCTGCACTCAGCGGTCTGGTTGGCAATCTGCAAGGTGCCAAACAACAACTGGACACTGCATTGAATGTGGTAACTGGACAAGCTGCCCCTGGCGGCGCTGTTCCTGGAGCAGCGGATGCTGCCATGGCCGGTGCTGACATAGGTGCTGCTGGTGCTGACATGGCTGCCGCCGACGATCTAGGTGCTGATGCTGCTGTGGCTGACATGGCTGCTGCTGACATGGCTGCTGAACCTCCTGCTGCGGCACTTGGACGAGCACGTAGATAATGCGCATAGATGAAGTTGCTTCATCTACACCAGATCCCAACGCACTGACGGGTCTGGTGGCTTTTCTAAACGGTCGTGCCAACGATACCAACGCACAAAAACAAATCAGTCAAGCAGCATTTATTAGTCTGGCACAAAGCCTAGACATCAATGTCAATGCTCAAAATCTAGGCGATCTAATTGGGCAGACCCCATTGAGTAATTTGTTAGAACCCCTGGATCCCAATTCGGGTGTGATCACTTTCAAAGGTGCCGAAACTGGCCCAACTGCCATGCCAGTTGACCGAGCACAGGACATTGTTGCTGCTGCTGCCAAGTCAGCAATGAAACGCCCAATGTAATCAAACTGGTTGACTGGTTGGCCCATTGGTAGTATAATCAATATAAGGAACCAGTATGGCTTATTCAGAAAAAGTAGTTGATCATTATGAGAACCCACGCAATGTAGGTTCTTTCTCTAAGGAAGACACAGATGTAGGAACCGGCATGGTGGGCGCTCCTGCCTGCGGTGACGTGATGAAACTGCAAATCAAAGTCACTGACGGAGTAATCACAGATGCAAGATTTAAAACATACGGTTGCGGCAGCGCGATTGCGTCAAGTTCGCTTGTTACTGAGTGGGTCAAAGGACGTACCCTTGAGCAGGCGGAAACGATCAAAAATAGCGAAATTGCTACTGAGCTTGCCCTTCCCCCTGTTAAAATTCACTGTTCAATACTTGCGGAAGATGCCATCAAAGCGGCAGTAGCTGACTACCGGATCAAACATGATCTTGTTCACTGACACCGCCCGAACCAAAATCAAAAGATTGTTAGAAAAACGCGGTGGCATAGGCATCCGCCTGGCGGTAAAAACCACCGGTTGCTCGGGACTGGCCTATGTGTTAGAATATGTTGATACACAATCCAGTGACAACAGTACCATAAATTATGTTCAGCCTGATTTTGCTGTGCTGGTAGATAAAAAACACGAAGTATATCTTGATGGCATGACTGTGGATTATGTTCGCCAAGGCCTCAATGAAGGGTTTGAATTTTCAAATCCCAACGAACGTGACCGTTGTGGTTGCGGAGAAAGTTTTAGAGTCTAAATGATAGTCAACCGATACAACTACACACCCATCAATAGAGAAACCATAGACGGCAAGCGACACTACTGCCTGCCCGACGGCAGCAAGGTACCCAGTGTGACCACAATCCTGGATCGCACCAAATCAGAAGAAAAACGTCAAGTCTTGGCCAATTGGCGCAAGCGAGTAGGCGAGCAAAAGGCACAAGAAATCACCACAGAAGCTGCCAATCGAGGCACACGCATGCACAGCTATCTAGAGCACTACATGCTGCATGATGACATGAAACCCTTGCCTGGCAATCCCTTTGCTCACCCTAGTTGGTTCATGGCAGCAGAAGTTATTCTGCAAGGCCTGTGCCATGTGAATGAATTTTGGGGTGCAGAAGTTCCTGTTTATTATAGTGGGTTATATGCTGGTACCACGGACTGTTTGGGTGTGTGGAAAGGCCGCCCCGCTATCATGGATTTCAAGCAGACCAATAAGCCCAAAAAGCGTGAATGGATTGATGATTATTTTGTGCAGTTGGCAGCATATGCAGCAGCACACAATGAAACCCACGGCACAACCATTGATTGCGGCGTTATTTTAATGGCCCAACAGCCCGATGTGCTGGCCGACGGCAACTTGGGCAAGCCCGTGTACACAGAGTATGTGATTGAAGGCGATGAGTTTGCACACTGGAACAATGAGTGGATGAAACGAGTTGAGCAGTACTACGCCACACGCTAAATATGTGATACTTCAAGGACTATCATCGTGGCAATTGTACAAATCTCCAGAATAACTCAAAGAAAAGGTCTTGCAACTGACCTACCACAGCCCCTGGCTGCTGCTGAACTAGGGTGGGCAATTGATGATCGCAAACTCTACATTGGCAACGGCACCATTGCTGAAGGTGCTCCAGTCATTGGCAACACCGAAGTACTGACTGAATTTAGTGATATTCTTAGCTACGCTACTGAATACACCTATCAAGGTGCCGCAGCAGGATATGCTGTGCAAACTGGTGCAACCAACGGAACACCTGAGAGTCAAAGTCTACAGTCAAGACTGGACAGTTATGCAGTAATCACTGACTTTGGAGCCACTGGCGACGGAACCACAGATGTTACAGCAGACATCAATCGAGCATTTTATGAAATATATTGCCGTGAAGTAAATCCGCAAATTCGTCGCAGTATATTTTTCCCTGCTGGCGTATACATTATCACAGACACCTTGTTGATTCCGCCTTTCTGCAAATTGTACGGTGAAGGCGCACAGTCAACCATCATCAACTTTCAAGTGCAGACCTGGACCAACACCATTGCGTATGCATCGGGTGTGCTGGTTTATGACGCCGGCACCGCTGCCTACTACCGAAGCCTGGCTGCTGTGCCCATTGGCACAGCCATTGGATCTGCCACATACTGGCTGGCAGAATCATTGCCAGCCTACATGGCAAGAACCACAGACAGTCTACAACAAACTGGACTGAACATTGGATCCAACAGCGCCTTGCAGCCAGGGTCAGTTGAAATTTCAGGCATGAGATTTGTAACAAATCAAACGGAACAAAATGGTATCTTGATTGAGGCTGCTGACAATTGCGTTTTTGACAGTGTGTCTGTTGCTGGCCCTGGCACAACTACCACACTGCAAACTGCCACTGCTGATACCAGTTGTGTGGTCTGGAACAGCACCGGAAGCTACATTTGCAAACATGTGGTCTGGAACAACTGTGAATTCTCTGGCATGGTCTGGGGCACCAACACAGATGAACAAATTGAAGGCTGCACCATCAGCAACAGTACATTTGACACCCTGTATCAGGGCGTGTATCTTGGCAACGCTGTGGCACCTGCTGTGGGACCAACTGGTGTGCGAATTGTGCAAAATACCTTTGACAATGTCTACGCCGAAGGCATTAGCATTGTGAACGTTGGCCTCAATGCCACGGCCTACAACACTTTCTATGATGTGGGCAACTGGTTCCAAGGTACCACAACACCAGTCACTCCGGTGATTGACATCAATGGCAACAACAATGTCAGCATAGGCGACATGTTTGAAAGAACCACTCAGTATGCCGATGCTCTGCATCCAAGAATCAAACTGAACAATCTCAACGGCATTGCTCTGGGCATGAATGTCAGCAACATTGTGTTCTATGAAAGCAATGTGGCAGACCTCACTGTGGCCAATCAGATAGCTGTGGGCACCTATCAACGCACCGCAGGCATACAGGACATTATTGCCAACAATTCTTCAGCCAACCTGGCCTATATCAGCGGCACATACATCAGTAGTTTTCGAATGGACTATACCATTGTTCGTGACGTGTATCGACGATCTGGCACACTGTCGGCTGTCAAGGGGCAGGCTGCACTGGGTACAGGATTCTCATACACTGACGAATACGTGGAAAACGCTGCCACAGGAGTCACGTTGACTGCTGCACCCGACGGCGCCAACGTACTGATTTCTTATTCTTCAACCAACACGGTTTCGGGCACAATCAATTATTCAATAACCAATCTCGGTTGATGTGGCCCTCCACCTTTGCCCAAAGGCTGGAGAGTTGGTCACAACTCCGAGCCCACGCTGCTAGTGCCGATCCTGAATTGGCTCTGCGCCTGATCAACGCCTGGTGGTTTTGTGCCCCATGGCGTGCTTACCATTTGCACTGGGATGACCAGCTGACTTGGCCAGATCCCTGGCAATTATTGAGCGACAACATGTATTGCGGTCTTGCTCGCGGGCTGGGAATCGTGTATACTATAGCTATGCTAGATCGTGCTGACCTGCAGGATTGCCATTTGGTAGACACCAGTAGTGACAATTTAGTCTTGGTAGACAAAAAGAAATATATACTTAATTGGGACGCTGAACAAGTCGTAAATATCAACCCAGGACCTTACAAAGTCTATCACAGTGTTAGTCAGCAAGAAATAAAACAACAAATTAGGTAATAATGAAAACAATCACAGTACAAAAGCGCAATGGCCTCCGCGAGCCCTTGGCGTTGGAAAAATGGCAAACACAGATTGCAAAAGTATGTGCCGGCATTGCAGATGTTAGTCAGAGCATGGTAGAAATCAAGGCACAATTGCATTTTTATGATGGGATCAACACAAGAGAAATTGATGGTATCACGCTCAGAGCTATTGTAGACTTGATTGATGTAGAATCAAATCCCGGGGTCGGACACACCAACTATCAGTTTGTGGCTGGCAAACAGCGACTCAGCATGCTAAGAAAAGATGTTTATGGAACCTACACGCCTCCTCACCTGTATGAGATTGTAAAGACCAATGTGGCCACAGGCTTGTACACGCCCGAACTACTGGAATGGTACACCGAAGATGACTGGAACAGAATGAATGACATGCTGGACCATGCCAAGGACGAACAATACAGCTATGCAGCTATCGAGCAGCTGATTGAAAAGTACCTGGTAAAAAATCGTAGTACAGGACAAATTTATGAAACTCCACAAATTAGATACATGGTCGCGGCCGCTACTGTATTTCACTCAGAAGAACCGAACACAGCGAGAATGCGCTACATCAAAGAATACTACAACGCAGCTTCAGACGGTCTCTTTACTCTTGCTACTCCTGTACTTGCTGGACTGGGTACTCCTACAAAGCAATTTTCGAGTTGTGTTCTTATACGCAGCGATGATGACTTGGATAGTATATTTGCTTCGGGAGAAATGATGGCCAAGTATGCTAGCAAACGTGCTGGCATTGGCTTGGAGATAGGACGTCTTCGTCCATTGGGTTCACCCATCCGTGGAGGTGAAATCATGCACACAGGCATGATACCATTCTTGAAAAAATGGTTTGGAGACCTACGCTCATGTTCACAAGGAGGTATTCGTAATGCAAGTGCTACTGTGTTTTATCCTATTTGGCATCATCAATTTGATGATCTTATTGTACTCAAGAACAATCAAGGCACAGAAGAGACCCGAGTTCGACACATGGATTATGGAGTCGTACTGTCAGCATTCTTCTGGAGACGATTCAAGAACAAAGAAAACATAACATTCTTTGACCCTAATCAAGTTCCAGATCTGTATCAAGCATTCTACAGCAACACTGAACTGTTTGAAGAACTCTACGTCAAATACGAAAAGCGCAAGGACCTTCGCAAGAAGACCATGAGCGCAGAAGAAGTGTTCAAGGGCGGCATTCTTAAAGAACGCACTGATACAGGACGTATCTATCTTGTGTTCATTGACAATGTGATGAAGCAGGGTCCTTTTGATCCTGAATATCACACCATCTACCAGAGTAATCTTTGCTGTGAAATACTTTTACCTACTAAGTCCTTTAAACGTCTGGATGACGATACTGGTCGTATCGCACTTTGCACTCTGGGCTCAATCAATTGGGGTGCGTTCCGCAATCCAGAAGACATGCGCCGTGCTTGCCGTATACTGCATCGTAGCCTCAACAACATTCTTGACTATCAAGACTTTCTTTCCATCCAGTCTAAACTCTCCAACGACGAAATTAGACCGCTTGGAATCGGCATCACCAACCTGGCCTACTGGCACGCCAAACGCAGCCTCAGGTACGGTGAGAAGGAGGCTCTAGCCGAAGTCAAAACCTGGATGGAACACCTGGCATTCTACTTGACCGAAGCGTCAGTTGAACTGGCTCAAGAGCGTGGCAAGTGCCTGGGTAGTGATCACACACGCTATGGCAAAGGTGAGTTTCCGTGGGAACTACGTGCTGATGGTGTTAACGAACTTGCAAACTTTACTCCTGAACTTGATTGGGAAACACTTCGCACCAACATGAAACAACATGGTGTACGCAATGCCACACAAATGGCAGTGGCTCCTGTGGAATCCAGTAGTGTTGTGATCAACTCAACCAATGGTATTGAAATGCCCATGAGCTTGATCAGTGTCAAAGAATCCAAAGCCGGCAGCTTGACACAGGTAGTTCCAGAATATCACAAACTCAAGAACAAGTATCAGTTGATGTGGGAACAACAAGACTGTGATGGCTACTTGAAGACCGCGGCAGTGATTGCGGCCTATGTGGACCAGAGCATCAGCACCAACACTTTTTACAATCCTGCACACTTTGCAGACCGCAAGGTTCCAACAACCTTGATTGCTCGTAACTTGATGCAGTCACACCATTGGGGCCTGAAAACTTTTTACTACAGCCTGATCAACAAAACAGGCAGCAAGAATGTCACAGAAGATGCTCCGCTGGAAGTGATTGATTTTGATGAACAAGAAGATTGCGAAAGCTGCAAACTTTAAAAGGAAAAACAAAATGAAACATTTCAGCTCAGGTTACTGGACATCAGCAACATTGTGGTAACAGCGGATTAATTATTTGTGGATTCCAAGACTTTTTGTATTGCTCCTTGGGTGCATACTTGCATAACTCCGACTGGTAAATTAACACCATGTTGCGTGTGGAAGGGCCCTGCGGAGTATTCTTTTACTCAATTTGACGAATGGATCAATTCGTTTGACATGCAACAGGTCCGTAAAGATTTGCACAACGGAACCAAAATAAAATCTTGTACTCGTTGCTGGAACGATGAAGAAAATGGCAAAAAAAGTTTACGAAAAATTTATAATATCGAGTTTTCTAAATATTTTGATTTTTCAAAATTAAACAAAGACTGGACGGCCGACGACACAGTGACTACACTTGATTTCAAATTGGGCAATTTATGCAATTTAAAATGTGTGATGTGCAACGGAAATACCTCAAGTCAACTAATGTCCGAGTACAAAATTCATATTGATAAGTTTCAGAAAATGGATTACTATGATGTTCCGAGCACTGACGTAAATTTTGGTTGGCCAGAGTCCAGAGAATTCAAAGAGTTTCTTGACAAATTCAAATCTCAAGCACGATGGATCAAATTTACTGGTGGCGAACCTACCATGATTCCGTATGTAATAAAATTGCTAAACGAAATACCCAATCCTGAGTTGGTGACCATAAGTATTACTACTAATGCTGCCAAACTCAATGTTGGATTTTTAAACACACTTAAAAAATTCAAACAGATTTGGTTAAGCGTGAGTCTGGATGGTGTTGATAATCATAACGATGAAATTCGATTTCTTTCATCCTGGTCCAAGGTTAAATCCAATGTGCTAAAGTTAAGCACCTTGCCAAATGCATATTTTAATATCAACTATGTGCTGCAATGTTTTAGTGTAAAGACTCTGATACCATTGATACAATGGTGTGATAAACATCAATTGACCATGGACAGTATAGTGTTGACCGATCCTGAATATTTTACAATAAACAGTGTTGAATCTGACATTGTCAACAGCTTTGCCAATGAATTGTGCCAGATGACATCTACCACTAACCAACACATAATAGACCAAACAATACAAGAGTTAAAAAAGTACAAATTTGATCCACAGTTAAAAAAACAAAGAGACGAATACTTGTTGACATTGGATAATATTCGCAACACTGATTTATCCAATCTAATTAAATAACAATCAAATGAGACAACCATGCTAGAAACTATCTGTGATGTGATGTTGGATGCCTACAAACGCAATTGGATTACCAGTCGTGATGGCAATGTGAGTATTCGCCACCACGACCGTGATCACTTTTATATCACACCCAGTGGCGTGCGCAAGCAAACACTACAACCAGATCAATTCAAGAAGATTCGTATTGTTGGTAGTATGTTGTGGGAAGAACAACCATACACTGATATCAGTGCCAATCTTAGACCGTCAGGTGAACTACCCCTACACCTTGGACTACAGCGAAAAATGGGCCAACACCGCGATGAAGTGCGAGTAGTGGTTCATCTACATCCCACCTACTGTATAGCGGCCATGCATGCTGGTATTGATTTGAGTAATGTG